CTTTATAAAAATCTCCCGGATTTTTTACGACTATTGATTCAATATTGCCAAGATTAATTGAATCAATCATTAATCTTTGTGATGATATGTCTGGTAAATCCAAGTACTCATAATCTTCATCTAAATTGTATGGGGAAGTATTTCTTGCCCAATTATTATTAAATACATATTCACTTTGATTTGATGATTTTTCAAAATTAAAATCTATTGGAGAATTATTGAAAGAATCTCCAATTAAATATGGGAATTGTGGTTTTTTATATCTTATAAACTTTCCAGATGATTCTACAGAAACTGGGTTGACAGTTGAAAAATATGCATATGTCCCTTCTGGAAAATCTGGAGTTATACAGAATCTTCCATTATTTTCATCTAGAACATCTTCATCTGTAGAATCAAAGTACGTATAATCTTCGACGAAGAATCCCTCTGGATATATTCCAGTGGGGGGTCTATTTGGTTTCAAATCTAATCTATATCCAGATTTCATTTGTGCAATTGAACCACCATCTATTCTAGAATATCCATATGGACCATAAATTGGGTTTCCATCATAAGCCCAACCTATAATTGGAGAGTGATCTACCGATTCAATTTCTTTATTATTATTTTTTCTTAAATCTTTTGAACCATATATTTCATTTCCGGTTGAATCTATTGAATTTAAAGATTCTCTTAATGATCTTGGTGCATAAATGTATGAGCATTGCAATCCATAGTTATCATTTATAGAATTTGCTATAATTACATCATCTTGTTCTATATCATTGATATTCTTCTCAAACAAGTTTATATTCCACGACTGAATCTTAGTATTAAACTTTGCTTCCTGTCCGGGTGATTCTATAATTATGAAAGTTTCTTGACTATATCCAAATCCACTATTTACTACCTTAATTTCTCGTAAAAATCCATTTTCTACTATTGGAGTTAATACAGCTCCAGATCCTTCTCCAACAATTCTTAAATTCGGAGTAGAAGTATAATTTCTACCTTGATTTAGGATAATTATATCAACAATTTCTCCATTATTCACGACTGGACTTGCTTGTGCGCTTACACCAGAGTCTAGATAAACATCTGGTGTCCTATTATAATTTACAATTTCAGAAGATCCATATCCATGTCCACCATTCGATAAATGTACACTTTCGACTTGTCCCTTAAAAATAGGTTGTACTTTAACTTCAAAATTTTCTTGTCCGATTGCAGAAATACCAATTTTGCTTGATATCTTTACTTGTATCTCTGGGCAATTAAATATATGATTGCCACTTCCATATGAAGTTAAGTTTACGTATTGCTTATTTTTGTAGAATATGTCTTTGTCATCATTATCAACATGAGAAAGAATAAATTCATTAGAATTTATTGCAGTAACGATATACTCATCACCTATAACTAATCCACCAATTGCAGTTCCTGTGGTAGAAAAATATTTAATATATTCCCCAGAAGTGTACCTATGATTTTCAATGTAAAAAGAGTTCTTCTGTAAGTTTATATGATCTTCTTTTACTATTCTCTTTTTATTTTGATAATTGATGCCACTACTAATAATATTGAATGATTCTACACATTGCTTATTTTCGGTAGATTCTAAACTATGATACCCCTTACCAATAGAAGTTAAACTTACTACATTTGTTCCAGAAATCGCATCATTTCTTGTTTCATGCAATAAAACAGTGACATCATCCTGTACAGAAACATAATATGCAGATCCATTAGCAATACCACCAATTGTCTGTTGATCATTTGTCTTATATAAAACACTTTCACCGGTTTTAAATTTATGATAAGTAGAAAAACCAATAGTGTTATTGACAGTAGAAATTGATAATGAATTAAAATCCTCTGAATGGATTATTTTCTTCATATTTGTAGAAATCTTTGCACCAACTCCATTTCCGCCAACTATTGTAATAATTGGTGGTTCTTGATAATCAAAACCTGGATCTATAATTTGTATCTCCTCCAGAGATCCAGATATATCAACAAATCCTTCAGCATCTTGCCCATATTGATCAGAAATGACTAAATTTGGTGGATTTATGATATCATAATCAAATCCATTAGAAATTACATCAATTTTTTCAATTTTTCCGTAATTTATTGAATATTGTGATTTATAATTTAGAATTTCTGTTCCATTGATCAGAATTCCAGTAAATCCTGGACCTGTTTTTACTTTTTCAGAAGTTTTTTCTGGTTTTTGTAATTTTCTTGTTAAAAGTTGATTTCCAATCGATTTTTCTTTAAATTCATATGGTTCTATGGTGTTATTTTCGACTATTTTTTGAGAATTTAAAGAAATGAACTTCGATTTATCAATATTTGATAAACTTAACGAAAATTTAACCTCTGTAGCGGAAATTCTCTTGATAAAGTACAAACCTTCTTCAAATATTGAAGATTTTGTAACTTCAGTCTCTGTAAAACCAAGGAGTGACTCATCTGGATCTTCATCTATGACTATTTCTACCTCTGGTTTGTAGTAAATTGCATCGCCAGTGTAAAAACCATGATCTCCTGACTGTACAATTTTGAATATTTCTGAATTTTCTGCAAAAGTTCCAGAAAAAGTGACTTTTTTTCCTCCAGTTTTTACCAAATTTGATGGTATTGAGGATGATGCGATCAAATGTTGATCCTTAGTATTGTGTTTGTATACATTTTGTACGTCTGTTAAGAAAAAATTGTTGGATTTGTGTATATTCCTTCTAACTTTTAACCTATCTTCAGACAATGCAACTTCACATCTTACAATCAAACTAGTATCTGACACTATTTCGGATACTGACCCCAATTTTTCAGAAGAATCTGGAAAAATTATAGTAACAGAGTCGCCCTCTCTAAAATAATGTGATTTTTTTAAATTAATTTGATATGTATTGTCAGACTGATCGATTAAAATGGACTCGTCAATCTTGAAAACCGCAGAATTGTTGTATGCCCAGTGATGATCTTTGATAGTTTCTCCACTATATCCAAGAGTTTTGAACTGTATTGGGAGATTTTTATGATATCCATAATTTTCATCAGAAAATTCTATGCTTTGTGGTATTGAATTGACTCTTACTTGAATTATGTCATCACCAGACTTTGCATATGCGAATGTATCAATCGATATTGTATAAGAATCTAATATTTTTTTAGTAACATTAGAACAACCAAAGAATTGATTGAGTGATTTTGATGTATATGTGACGGATCCAATTGTCTGATCCTCATATACCACATATAATTCCCCATCATTCGGGAAACCAATAGTAGAATCGACAGTTATAACTGTAGAATTTGCCAGTATATCGCCAATAACCTTTGTTTTTGGATGTACAGTAAAGGATCCAGATATAGAACTTTTTAATCCAATGTCCCTATTGGATCCGTCACCAGAATCCAACCTAGCTTTATAATAAACATCTCCTCCCGGATCACTAATTTTTTCAATAATCGTAATTGGTGAGAATGCTTCTCCAAAAATATCCTTATATGGGTCTTGATATAAAGTGGAAAGATTTAACTTTTCTGGATCTCCTGATATAACTTCTAATACTATTTCATCATATATATCATAATTTGAGTTAGATGGAGTAAATATATAATTTTTAGGACTGATAATGTCAATTTTTTCACCATAAAGTAACTTGAAGAGTAATTCAAATCCAGTTTTTGTTCCTTTTACTGCATAGAAATCTCTACTTTTCTGTAAAAAAAGATTTTCATCTACAGAATCTGCAAATTTCTTATTTTCCAGTCCCGGTAGGAACTGGTATTTCATTTTTGTGAACATTTCTTTCAAGAAAAGTACGCTAAGATTTTCTATTTTTGCGCCCTGATCATGACTAGAAACTCTGGTCTTTTCAAATGTTAGATCACCTAAGTTATTATCATCTACAAACTTTGTTATACCACTAAAACCACGAATACATCCAGTAAAAGAGAACGCAGTTTTTCCTCTATATGTAATAACTTCATCATCAATTTTAAGAAGTCCAAATGATTCTGGGAACCCAGTTGTTCCTGTTGGAGATGTTGTTGGGTCAATATGAATTGTACTATCAAATAAACTTACATCTCTCAGCAAATATACAGAATCTTTTATGTTTGATAATGCATCAATCCCAACATACTTATCAATATTTTGTATCAAATCAAGAGGTCCACCCTGATATTCTTGTCCAATGTAATATTGCTCTAGAAATTTTTCAAATATGGGGTATTGTTCGCGAACATAGTTCGGAATCTGACTTTTTAATACTTGACTAATCTGAATTCTTTCGGACATGTTTCTCTTTATACTCTATTTGGGCGGACTAATGTATTTGAAGCATAACTTGACGATACAATATAATTTGATGCTGATGGGTCAAGTCCGGATGAAATGTTATCTATGATAGTTTCAAATGTACTATTACTAGTATCTAGCTGTAAATAAAGATCCTGTAATCCGATAACATCATTAGAGCTTGGGCATGCTGATATTTCAATTGTTGGTTGACCATTTCTCATATTTGCTTCTGTAATTACAACAGGATTCAGTGTTATAATTCCATTGATATAATCTATTCTTCCAACATTTCTTCTAACAATCGTTGGAGTCTGGGAGTTTTCTGATGGAACTGTAAAGAAGAAAAGTGATCCACTTTCTTGATTTGTATCTGGGACATCTGTTAGATACAAATCAGAATCAATGCCATCAATTTTAAATGATGTTGATTTGATATTATATCCATTTGCAGATTTGATATGGAAACGATTTCCAAATCCAATTGCATATTCAGCAAAACTATTTAAAACGGGTCTTAAATCTCTACGAATATTAATACTTGTAATGTTTGACGTAATGCCATCATGACTATTGTCGATAATATTAAGAAACTTACTATACTTAAATCTAGATCCATATCTATTTAAATCAGTAGATCTTGAGTACTTTGTGATATTATACTGAACGATATTGGATACTTCAAGTTTATCTGCTTTACTTGAATTGTAATATATCTTTGAATCTACTTCAATATAAAGATATTTCAAATCTAAGATCTCTGGAACAATTCCTGTAACAGCATATTTCTTTAACTTAAGTTTGATTTCACTTTTAACTAAGCTTGAAAGAAAATCTCCGTTCCTTGGTTTGATACTGATGAATACTTTTCCATATTGTGGAGGAACTAGTTCTTCTCCACCGAACACCGATATTGACTCGGTCTCTGGATAAATTTTATTTGGTATCAGCACTTCATAATCTTGTGCAGTTACTGCTCTATTTTGTGTACCATAGATCTTTGGTGCATACCTACGAATAGATTCAATAGTTTCAATCGCATCTCCTCCATATGATGGGGCAACTGTTGTTACTGCAGATATTCCCTGAGTCGCATTATATTCTGCACCATTCCTAATGTAGTACAAACTTCCAGTAAATTGGAATCCTGATACACCATTTGCTGCATCACCATTTGTTGTAATATAGTCAATAGTAATGACATTTCCTTCCTCTAATTTATCACCAAATACACCATCTCCAAAGAATATCTCATACTGCTCATTTGCAGATTCTTGAATATAGAAAACCTTAGATTTGTTTAAATTTAAAATATCAGCATATGCTCTATATGTTGTGGATGCAGTAGAACTTTCAGTTTTACGAACTTTAACTCTGATCAATTCAGTATCGATACCAACATTAGGTAGCATGAATTTCTGTTTATCATCTCTTGCATTAAATGTATAAGATTTTGATAAAAGTGTTCCTTCATAGATTGAAATATCATCAAATAATGCAATTCCATTTACAACTGGAACAGTAATGTCCTCTGAGATTGAATATACAAATGATTGCCCAGTAATACTAGAACCAGAAATTGCAACAGGTCCTTTCCGTAATGTAAGAGTAGATGGCGCTGGTGATATATCTGCTGCATTTACAGAAAAAGATATTACTGCTTTTGATGCTTTTCTAGATCTTGGCAAATATCCAATATTCTTTGCAAGTGATACAACATTTTCTCTTAATGTTGCACTATCAATAAAAACTTCATTTGCCACCATGTTGGCATTATATGATGAGATATACGTATTATACGCTAGTATATCGAGCATCGTTGATATGTTTGATCCCTCAAAATCATAATCAGTAAAATTAGAATTCGCTCTCAAGTAACCTTTGAGCAATTCTCTTATATCTTCAAAATCTAAGCTGGTGAAATTGATAAGTGGCATCTTTATCTAGTTGGCTGTAAAACAAATTCTAATCTCTGTACTTGCGAATTGATGTCAATTCCAATAATTTCAAATGTAATTGTTACATTGAATTCATTGCCATCATAGTTTGGACTTACATCAACTCCTATTAATCTCACTCGTGGTTCATAATTAATAATCGAAGCACGAATCTTACCCTGGATCACAGATGAAGTGATTTCATCTAAGTTTTCAAATAGTGCATTCTCTATATCAGATCCAAATCTGGGATCAAAAAATTTTTCGCCATACTGAGTATATACAATATTACGAATAGATCTCGCAATTGCAGTTTCGTTACTAATTGTAATGATATCATCAGTTAAAGGATTCCTTTTGAAAGATAAACTAATATCTTTGAATCCTTTACTGACTCTCTCTAAAGGCATCTAAATTTATAATTCTTCTTTTTTATTTATTGCCGTTTTTTTATCTTTTTTATTTCCTTTTAAATACTTCTCACTTGAAATCTCAGTGATCAGTGTCATCCCAGAACGGATGAAATCTTTGCTTTTATCGACTGGTGAATTTCCCATAATAGTCTCCTGCTAATGTACATTAGAACTTTTTACGGGTGTTGCTATCCCATCCTGACTATTTATTTTCTAAGAGGTTCATAGAGCGTTTTGCGATTCTTAGAGTCACGTTACGGACATAAAAAAAGAGAGCGCCTCATAAAGACACTCCCATAAACCTCAGTGTTTGCCCTGACCACGATAACGCTTTCGTGCATTATTCCGAGAAGTAGCAGCGTACTTTGTATGCTTCCCAGAACCTTGCCTTGTATTTTTTGGGCGTGACTCAATGAGATCACCAGTTTTACTACGAATTGCCATAAATCTTTACCTCAAATAACACGGGACTTTTCATGACCGACACGAATGCGTGGGTCGCAGAGAATACTGAAACCAGCTTCCTTTGCATCTAAGCAGAAACTGACATCCTCGCCACACATGTCCTGAACTTCACCACTTTCAAAGATTTGCATTTTTGGTGCAAACCATGGATATGGCATCGCTTTATCCTCAAAAACTCCTTTGCGAATTAGCGTCCATCCAAATCCTGCATAATCTACAGTGAATGGTTCAGTACGACCTTGGAGACTTGTCAAAGTCTCATGGTTCATTACACCGCCATTCTCTTTGAATCCATCCTCATCCATCCAGTGAGCAACACTCGAAGTCTTACCATCCTCTGTGCAATACCATCCGCAACTGATGGCATTCTCCTTGCCGTTATCAGGTTCTGCTAATGCACATAATTGCCAGAATTTCTCGGAGTTAAATACGATATCACTGTCAATCCATAACTGATAATCATAATCCAACTTACCGTCCCATGGTTCCTGGTCGGGGCCCCTCAATACATTGGCACCCAAACATTTGCAACGGGCGAAATTTACCATCGAACTATAATCTTGACTGATCTGAATGCTCATGCCATTCTGTACCATGTCAAAACATAGTTGTACAAAATTTTTGAGAAACGTATACGATACTCCCCTGCCTGGAAGGCAAAATACAATCGTCTTCCCTCTCATACTATCTTTGATTGCTGCATAGTCCCACTCTGGTTGTGGTGGGGCGACCTCTTCTGAGTCAGCTTCTACTGTAAATCCTTTAGACATAATCTTTGAATGACTACCCTGTAATTATAACAAACTTATATATCCTCGTCAATACCACCCATTATTTTTTTCTCCGCGACCCCTTGAAAACCCTTTTTGGTTGGCGAAAAATTTTGGAGTTTTTTTATATACATCGCGTTTTGTCACCTCTGTAGGTTAGGGATGTTTGCTTTTTCTAATATGGGGTTTATATAATAAACACGAATAAATTAAATTAACTGTTAATAAGAATTAAATAGTGCTGTTTGATAAGAATTAAATAAGAGTTTGTGTTATTAATAGATAGTGATTTGTTATTTGATAATTAAGCGATTGCTATGTAATAAGAATAGATAGCAATCGCTTAACTATTACTAATCGCCACAATGTGTGTCTACCAGTTGCCAAGTCCTCACCATCATTTCCGTCTGATCCTTTAACCTGTGCTCGTAATATCTGCGCCTTGAGTAAGCATTAACCCTACAAGAAGGCGGCAAAATCATATGTCCGTACTCATAAAATGCGGACTCCAACATATCGTAGTTGCAACGATTAAGCAAAGAAGTGATAAACTCAAGCGCCATTTTTTCGCTTGATGAACCATTCACTTGCAAGTGCTCGAAGTACACTTTGACCTCAGATTTGTTGCACCATGTTTGTATAAACTCATCGCAATTAACAGGAGTACGATCAGCGTAGGGAAGGAACTTAAAAGGCATGGGACTGAAGAATAGGGTGGAAAAATGTAAAGAATAGGGGGAGGATTAGTCCCCCTATGTATCAAAGACGCATCGAAGAAAAGAAAGGAACAGTGCTTAAACCTTGTACAGTGTTCATGGTAACAAACCACTCACCTTTCTCCTGGAAAACTCTATCACCGGGTTCACCATGCTCAGAGAGAATGGCATTAAGGCGGGATTTTGTGGTCTTAGTTTGATGGTCACCGTCGAAAAGGCGGATCAAATTCTCACCAACCTCAGCGATTTTGTTGCCATAGAGATGAACATAGGAGATCTGTTCTAGGGGATCATAGGTAACAACAGTGTGTCCAGATCGCCAGTCCCGGCAGTCGCTGATGGCGGCGTTCATCTGCTCTTCAATCTTACGCATTGGAGTGGGGGGTGAACTCGACATACACAGTGTCGCCCAGATCTCCGGATCTGTCACTAGGGCATTGTGCCACTATGCCGGGTGGTTTGGAATGTTAAGTTTTGTCAAAGTTTGGCGGATCTGCCACGGTACTGCCTCCCGGTGCGCTACACTATAGGGGACAACCAAACGAGGGGTGAGGTAACCCTGCTGACGACAATGATCGCCACTCCCCCTGCAATGAAATAATTGTTTCATTATGTTACAAAACCCCTGTCAAGGGGTTGTGTGCCAGTTTGTGGACTGGCACACCGTAACATAAAGTATCAATTAGCGGTGAGATATTCCAACAGACTGCCATCATAATCCTCGGGCAATTCGTCGCGTCGAGTAACAAAAATAGAGACCTTATTCTCCCAACGATTAACAGTGTTTTCCAATACATTCAGGCGCTCTTTAATGTCCATGGACTCCCAATACTCTACCGCTTCTTCCCACTGCATCTTGCTATAGTGTTCATCACTAGCGACCGGATAATCTGCCAGAAAGCAACACCATTCTTCCGCTACTTTTAGTGCTTCGGCATCACTTTTGTGGATTAAGAGTTGTTCATACCAACCACAACCCCAGTGTCCGAATCGATGGATCTCAGTATCATTGTGCTTCGCTACTTTCAGAATCTCATCAGTCACCACCTCCCAATTTGAGCGGGTTAAGATATCAGCATCACGAGATGTTGATACTGGGGCAAGGAAATAGTGATCGCGAAGATGATCCGAATCTCCACTAAAGTTGCGGGCAGAATCAAAACCAGTGGGATGATCCCACTGCTCAAGGTGTTCGGGGACGAAGGTGACTTGCATTGCTGTTGTGCAACTAAGGGAACAATAAGCGGTTACAGGATGAAAACCAGGGTGACTGTGCCGGTTTGCCGACTGGTTTGGAATGTTACGAGATGTTAAAGGTTCTCGGATCTGCCACACTGCCCCCATCCGGTACGCTATAATTAGGGGACAATCAAGAGAGGTGCGGGGCAGCACTGTAGACGACAAAGGGCGACACTCACCCTGCAATGAAATAATTATTAAATTATGTTACAGGTGTGCCACTTTATGAACTGTCACAGTGCCACTTTTATATGTGGTTTTGTTACATAATTGTATTTTATGGCAGGGTCAGTGGCGATCGTTGGCGTCTCCGGTGCTACCCCACACCTCAACAGGTTGTAACAATCAGAGCATAATGCTGCCTCCCTTGACTGATCTAATCTTAGCACGGCAGGAGCAGATCCGTGACCCACTCCGTTACATAATGAAATCTTATCACTTTGCCAGCATAGAGTTTGAGTGATATTGTGCAGCGATTGCCTTCGCTAAATGTCTGAAAAAATGATGAATGTCGCCGTTACATACATCTAACTGCAACAATATATTTGAGATCTTTGCTCTCTCATCTCCTTTTGTTGATAGGATTTTCTCGATCACCACATCTGTTGTGATTATGTGAGTCCATCCATCAATCTCAACTTCATAACATTGGATGTCCAAATCTTTCTCTTCAAAGAATACTTCAAGGTTCATGATGATGACGAAGATGATGTTAGCGAAGGTGATGATTGTGAAGGTGATTCAATACTGTGGGTTGATAAACATCACAGTACATGATCCACGCGGGCGAAGAACAATCATCTCGCCCAATTCTTCTCGGTCACACTTTACGCCAGATAATCCCACTGCTTCCTTACATGCTAGGACAATCTGTCGATCAGTGGCACAATCTGAGAGAGTTACTGTCTCCCGCTCACACCAACTATAGTTTGCATCACCGCCAAATGTGTCGGTGTATTCAACAAGAAAGTTCTGCATTGTTCAAAAGAAGAATAAAGTTTGCTGGTAAAATCTTATCAGGTATGAGTGCTGCCATCAGGTAACATGCAACCATGAAGACCACAGTTTGGCAGAATGCCTTCAATGATGACACTGTAGGTGCCATTATGATGGTTTCCTTGTACATCTTCCTCCACCATTAACCCTTGCATAAGTTCAACAACACTCTTGCCTGTTTGTATGCTCCACATAGAAAACTTTGCGAGTTGCTGATAAGTCAGAACCTGGAAGTGATCGCCCAGGGTTCCATCAGATTCGAGAAGTGGTGCTCTGTAACGCATTTGGTTGGTTGCGATTGATCTAATTATGCAGCAGATCCGGCATCTTGCCTACCCCATAGGACCACTAAACCAACTGTCCACGGATGCCCTCAGAGACCCCTGAGAGGCGCTACAATATAAGCAAATCAAACGAGAGGTGGGGTAACCTCGATGACAACAATAATCGACACTATCCCTGCCATAAAATAACTATAAGAATATAAAGAATTGTTACAATGTGCCAGTTTGTCAAGTGTCACAGTGCCAGTTCATAAAGTGTCCACTCGGTCCTACTGCCTCCCTCCCATGCTCCACCCTTCTAGTGTAGGCGCTCCCGCTCGGCGGCGCTGTATAAACCGCTACAGTTTTATGAATTGTCACAAAGACACATAAAGTACTGGCACTGTGACAGTTCGCGAAGTGTCCACTGTGTGAAAACCGCGACTTTATGAATTTTTATGGCGGGGGTGCTTGACAAAACGGCGATCGTGTGATAACATGCCGCCCAAGATCACAAGGTCTCGGAGGGTTTCAGAGGGTCTCAGAGGGTTTCATAATACTTTACATAAGATTTTGAAATATAAACATTACTTATATTTGATATAAGAAAAACAAATACATCATGCCCTAGCAGATAATTACATACATGCCAAGAGATAAGTAACAAAATTTAAGATAAGTTTTGTTACATATTATTTTCCACAATTCCACAAAGTATTCCACAGGTATTATGATCGTGAAGATGATGTTAGTGAAGGTGATTATTAGAAGGTAGTTTATGATAGTGAAGATGATACATATGCCCGTGAAGATGATACTCTAGACGCTTCACAGATACTCTGGAGCACCTCTCTAGACACTGCTGAGTGCATTTGAATAAAAAACACATATATGTTTTTTTAATGCTTTTTTATATGTTTTTATACTATTTTATGGGTAATAATGCTAAAATATGACACTGAAGGTGATGATAGTGAAGATGATGGTAACATTTAGTATTTTCTCCATCACGGGGATGTCATGGATGCCCTGGTGGTCGTCATGCTCGTGAAGATGATCCCCTTGTGGGTAAACATAAAAAAAGGAGAGTATTAACTACTCTCCATATATTATCCTTTGATGTTATATTACATCCAGAGATTTCATTGTCAATCAACCTCCGAACATTGCATCGAACAGTTGTTGAGCATTTTGCTCTAATTCTTCACGGTGTTCTTGTTCCCAACGCTTGTAATCTTCCATGCGTTTGATTGCCATCCACTCGGGCAATCCTTCGTGCATGATAACATTGCCGTTTGGTAGTTTGTGCATGAACATGGTGAAATCCCTTTGACTCCCATATATTAACAGCAATTCCTGCTACTGGGTAAAAAATCTGAGATCATAGTGCCAGTATGTGGACTGGCACATGCTCACTTTAATTTAATGAGGAACACCAAAATGAATTTGTACTGAATGATGCCCCCTGGGGGGATGAATAGATCCAATACCATGATGTTTATGTCCATCTCCGTGCTTATGTTTGTGCTTATGATAGATACCTGACTTGAAATGTTGATGCCAATGATTGTGCTTAATTACATGAACATGGTGGCGATGTTTATGATGTCCATGTCCATGATGTTTAGTATGAGCAAATGCTGGGGCAGTTGTAATCAGCAGACCAGCAGTGAGAAAGAGAAACGATTTCATGAGAATTACTGAAGAGTAGTAGGATCAAAATCTTCGATTGATGGTGTAACAAATTGCACATCAAATCCAAGACGCTTAATCATACTTATATGACGTTTAAGAATGGTCTTTGTATTAGTCAGATCACATAATGTTTCTGCCAATGAATTTGCAGGATATGCTTTATCCTGACCATATACACTCTTAATTGTATAGAGTGCAATTCCATTATCGGGAGATTGTGTGGTCATAAGTTTACCTCCTGTTGTAAAATATAATCCCGATATTGCATTGCACTATATTGATCATTAAACTCAGCAATCATTTCCATTGTTTCTCTCCAATAAAGTGCCCATTTATGAGATCCGACAACACCTTTGATTTTGATCGGATTGTCAATGCCAAGTGGATAAGTAGACATTAGTTTGCCTCCTGGGGACACTTAAACTGCTCGATGTGCTCTTCTACACTTTCATCTAAACTCTCTTGAATCACCTGATAAATGTAATCAATGTTGCCTACATCATCAAAGATCTTGGATACTAACCAGGGAGGAAGATCTGCCGATTTGTCATAATCAAACTCACCGTTTTCATCCTTCAAATGTATATCTTCCTTACTATAAATCCATGCGGCACAATCTGCTTCTGGTCCCTGTTGCTCAATCAGAGTGTTGACTCGATCTTTCAGTTGTTGGAGAGTGTAATTCATAATCCTTTACCGTAAACAAGTTGAGCAACAGCATTAGAATTGGCATCAGGACGACACCATTTAATTGGCACACTTTTCGGATTGTTTGGTATGCCCCAGATCATCATATCTGGTTGTGAACAACATAAACGATAGGCATGATTGATGTCCGTACAATATACACAACCGTGTTCATCAAATGTTGACCATGATGCCGGTTGAATTGCAAATGAATAAGTAGGCATGATCAGAGATAAAGAAAGGAACCGTAAGCATCACAAATGTGGGGATTATCTGCCAACTGAGTGATCAGATAACGGACACCTTTTGCAGGTGCTTTGTATGATGCTGGTTTGTAACATTCACCAGAGTTCTTGTCAACGAACATCCAGCAAGAACGTCCATTCAATCTCTCACCACCGTTGACAAGATAAGACCAAACTTTGATATACTTGCGACCAATTTCCATCTCAAGTTGAGTATAAACAGAATGACCGGATTCGAGTGAATTAACTTTCCACTCATTGTTGAGCACTTCGATGAGTGCTTCAACCTGTTGCTCGACTGTGGTTGTTGTGGTCATGGAATGGTCCTCCGCTTGACTCCCATATATTAACAGCAATTCTCACTACTGGGCGAGAAACTTGAAATCACAGTGCCAGTTCCTTGACCGGCACGTTCTTGTTTGATTCAAATGCTATCAATTTACCGTTTTCGCAGATAATTTCCACGCCAATCTGCCCTTGCTAACATCTCAATTCTCTGAGAAACTATCTTGACATTGTATAAAATCTTTCTGGTTCGTCTTGGTTGCTGATGGGGTGATACGGCATACACCAACCCACTGGTTTTATCGATAAAACAATGAATCCAACTTTCTCCGTTACTTTTGTTGTTGCACATAATCCGATGGTACGATGTTTCACTCGTACTATCAACAACAAACTCCAAATCTGCGAGACTCAGGTTAGTAAATGTCCTGGATGTTTTCTGCGTATGTGCAAGCGCAGCATTGCGAACATCCTTATTCAGTGCATCGATCAATTCAAAACCTGCTGTCTTAATCTTAAAATAGATGTCATTCTTGGCATCCATTTGAGCAGACATTTGATCGAATGTAGCAGTAGTAGACATGACTAAAAAGACAAATAAGGGTGATCTTTATCCAGGACACAGTTTGTGTCACTTGCTGTCAAAATTGTTTTGCATGGATAATACTCATCCATGTCTGGATCATATATCGTGGGAGTGCAATTCAGTTGCTCTGGTGTCATGCCCAGGAGCATCACCAATAATTCCTTGTATGATGAACAAGCATAAGGAGTGTCACTCATGACTTATCTCCCATCACTTCCTGATGCTTAACCTTATTGTATTTTTTAGTCAATTCGCACATACAGTCGTATGCAAGTTGTGCTCGCTTCTTGTACTCATCGTGCTCATTCCTGAACTTGATGATCTCCTGTCGTAGTAATTCGGATTGGGACATGAACTTAAACTCCAATGAATGTGGGCAAAAAATGAAAACTAATCCTTGTCATCTTTCTTCGTAAGTTGAATCACATCATGCAACATCTTCAAAGATGCTTTAGAGTATCCCACACAATGATGGGGAGTTTTCTCTATATTTTGACAAGGATCGTATGGATCGATTGAATAGTCAATGCTATCTAACATTGCTATCACTTCTTCGATCTTTTCACAGTAAAGATCGATTTCGGCGGATGATACTGAGATCATGATACTTTGCTCCCGTAATCAGCGTAATGATGTTGATGTCCGTGAATATCAAAATATACAATTTCTGCGTACCCGTATTCTTCACTTAAACTGTGGCAGATGTCAAAGGCACGATCTAAATCTTGCCGACAATTCTCATTTTCAAATGGTGCCGATGGGCATTTGACGATGTAATCAATCATTGAATCAATCCCTGTCCGAAATGTTGAAATGTCCGTATTGTGGAGTCGTTCCCTCCTCCTGGGCAGCGCGACGGATGGCGCGACGACGCTTAAATTCCTCTTGAATCGACTGGCGACAGATGTCTGCCAGGTATTCATCGCTAGCGTAGAATCCTTCGTCATTAAATTTCATTTATTCATGCTCCTTGGTATTGATTTTGGTGCTCATCAAATACACGCTCGACTTCACACCATTGACCAGCAGAGATTTCACCATCAATCTGTGATTCAATGTAATCCGTAGCAGATTCCCAATCTGCATTTGTAGCATCCAAGAATGAACGCAATCCTTGAAGTGCGTTCTCCAGTTCTGTAAAAATTGGTGTGGTCATTGTTGCTCCGGTTGACTTCTGAATAATAAGCGATTCGGGAGAGACCGACAGATGATTGTGCCGGTCTCTGGATTGGTCAATACCCTGCCAGTGCCCTCCCACCGCGTCCAGCAGCGCCTGCCTGACGGTTCAACGATGTAGTGTTACCTACAGCAGCGCCGGACTGCGCTCCAGCGCCGTGTGCGCCGCTGTGAGACCTTGTGTGGAACCGTCGCGTTGCCAGTGCGGTTGCAACTGCATTAGCATCTGCCTCACTGACAGGATTGTCTTCCTGCTTCATTTCATGCAAACGCCCACTAATTGTCTCTGCCATTGCCTTCCTAAAGTTCTGCTTCCACCCCTTATTGATACTCACTTCCATTACATCTGCGATAACTTTCTCTGCCTCGTATGCACGTTGCGCTTCACGATTCATGTGACTTAACAGATGCTCAAAGTATAATTCTGTCTCGATCCGTTGTCCTTCTGTGCCAATCAACTTATATTGTTGAATACGCTTTCCATTTACCCAATTATTCATAATATACAATTTCGCTCCATAATAACGAGCAACTGCATTTAATAGTGTGCCGTATGCGTTATCGATTCTGCCAAATGTTTCACCGAAGTCCTCATCATCGGCAACAGGTGTGCTCAGATCAGTGGATGAGATACCATGTTCTTCCATCATCTGACGCACCTTGGCAGCAAATGCTTTCTGCTCTGCCTCATTGTTCGTGCCATCCGCCTTTGCCTGCAACTTGACAATCAGGGCGCGGATCTTGTTCAGTTTTTCTTGAGTGGATTGAGTCATGATCGGTGGTCCTCCGGTTGACTTCCAAAGAATAGAACACCTGCCAGGATACGCCCAGGCAGGTGTGCCACATATACAA